ATTCAGGTTAATGGTAATGCTGATCGGACAGTCATTCAGCAGGCACTTGCACTGAGCCAGCGTGAATTTGAACAGATGTACCGGCGCATGATGCAGGCAAAAGAGTTGAGGAGTTACTGATGTATGCAATGCTAGGGGATATTCGCTTTGAAGTGCTGGATAGTTTCACCAGTTATGAAGAAACGCACAGTGCTGTTTTTGCCAAACATGATGTACTGGCCGGGCGACCGCGCCTGCAGGCTACCGGTAATGATTTGACTACGATACGTTTTGGTATGCTGCTGCATTGGAAACTGGCTAATCCGGATAATGCCTATAATGCGCTGATTAGTGCTAAAGAAGCGCAGCAGGCGCTGGCGCTGGTGTTCGGTTCCGGGCGGTTTGCGGGCTGGTTTGTGATACAGCAATTAAGCAGTACAACTTTAATCCAGGATGCTAAAGGGCGTACGGCGGCGCGCGAAATTAGTGTTGAATTGCTTGAATTTGTTGGTGATCCGAATAATCCGTTACCAACACCGGGAATCATGACCGGACAGAATCCGTTGCTTGCTTTTTTACCGGAGTCGGTTAAAGGCGCGGTTAATAAAGTTTCCGCAGCGGTTCAGACTGGTGTGCGTATTTATCATTCTGTTGAACAGAATATTACTGATATTCAGAACCTGATTACGCGCGCGCGTACTGTTCAGCATAATACTGCGGGCTGGATGGGGTTGATTGCAGATGTATTGTCTATAGGTGGTCAGACTCTGGATAAACTGAATACTTTACCTGAGATTGGTGAATGGTTCGGAAATCTGGCCGGAGCAGCAGATTTTCTGTCTTACACGGGTCAGGCAGCCTGTCAGCTGCAAACATGTATTAATTTAATACAAACCGGTTACGATAGCGGAGAGTGGGGCGACTGGCTGAATACCAGTGAACAAGTGTTAGCAACGGTAGAAGACAGTATTGGAAATGCGACTGCAGGTACTCAGTCATTGACGGCGTGGCTGGCAGCAAGAAAAGATGAGGTCTGATTATGGTTGATTCAGTCTTGCAATATCAGACCAGTGAAGGGGATCGCTGGGATTTGATTGCACATAAATACTATGGTGATGCCACGATGATTGACAGGCTGATTGCGGCCAACCCGCATTTAGCGCTGGCTGAACAGTTTACGGCAAATCTGACTGTACTGATTCCGGTTATCCGGTCTAATACTCATGCTGCTCAGGAGGATATGCCACCATGGATGCGTTAAATATGCTAAAAGGATTATCTGGCTTAAGCAAAACACATCCGGTTACTATGCCGGATTTTATTATCGGATATGAAAAAAAAGACATTACATTAGCAATTAAACCTTATCTTATCAGCATTAGTTATACGGATTATCTGGGTGAGCAATCAGATGAGCTGTCTGTGTCGTTTGAAGATACAGATGGCAGATGGTTGCGTAACTGGTATCCTGAACAGGGTGATTTGCTGTCGTTTTCACTAGGTGATCAGTTTACCGGTCTGGTGAATCTTGGTAATTTTGAGATTGCGGATATCGATTATGCATTTAAACCAAATGTGATTACTCTGAAAGCGCTTTCTACGGGAATTACTTCGGCCAGCCGGACTTTACAGCCTAAGGCGTATGAAAAAACCACTCTGGAAAAAATTGTACAGACAATAGCCGCACGATTACAACTGGTGGTTAAAAATCCGATTGCCAAGCTGGAAATTGAACGTATCACACAGTATCAGGAAAGTGATGTTGAATTTCTGGCGCGACTAGCTAAACAGTTTGGCTATACTTTTAAAATTGTTAATAAGACTCTGGCTTTTATTGCTAATACGGAATTAACTGCACAGGAACCGGTACTGGTGTTGCTGCCAGAAGATATTGAGTCTGCCAGTTTTCGCGATCAGATCAAAGGCGTTCCTAATGAAGTTGTTGCTTCCGGCTATGACCCTAAGACTAAACAAGTACGTACGGTTAAGCGTAAAGGACAGCCGTTACGCCCGCAAAGTAAACAGGGGGCAAGCGGTGACCAGCTGAAAATTGTGGCCAATAAAGGGGAATCACAGCAGCAATTAGCTGCACGTGCAGATGCTGCATTGGCCGATGCACGCAAGTGTCAGGTAACCGGTAGTCTGGATCTTTTTGGCAATGTCAAGCTTGTAGCCGGTCAGATTATTCGTCTGAGCGGTTATGGCAAAATGTCGGGAAATTACCAGATTAAGCAGGCAAGCCATAATTTGAGCCGCAGTTCAGGTTATGTAACGTCTTTGGAAATAAATATGATTGAATATATTGCTGATGACGCAGATGGTGATAAGCATGCAGAAACTGTTTGAATTTGGTGCGACTTTGCAATTTGGCATTGTTGAATCCATAGATGCCGGAAGGCATATGCTTAAAGTCAGTTTACCGGCATTAGAGAATATTCACACTGACTGGCTGCCAATGCTGACTGCTGCTGCAGGCGGAAACAGTTTTTATTCACTGCCTGACAGAGGAGAGCTAGTCGCCTGTATTCTGGATGCACGGGGAGAAAATGGTGTGGTTTTGGGAGCCTTATACAATCAGGCTGATAGCACACCGGTAAATAATAATAATGTCTGGATGAAAAAATTCAGTAATGGTACGGTGATCAGCCATAATCGCAATAGTGGTGAAGTTTGTGTTCAGACTGGCGGAGCAGTAATTGTAGAAGCAGATACGGTACTGGTTAAAGCAGGTGATATTACTCTTGATGCACCTACTACTACTGCTACAGGCAGCTTACTGGTACAGGGGCAACTGACCTATCAGGGCGGAATGGCCGGTTCCGGCGGTGGTGGTACGGCAGCCTCAATAACCGGCACAATTAAAGTTGAAGGCGGAGATGTATTAGCCGATGGTAAAAGTCTTAAGAGTCATACTCATCCTGATCTGACTTCAGGTGGAAATACGGGCAAACCAAACTGATAATCTGCGAAACGCTCTGCTAATTCTTATTTTTTATATCCCTGTTCATTCTGACAGGGATTTTTATTTTTGGAAAACCGCTATGACCATAACACCGCGTACCCGCCACTGGCAGCTAGCGCCACTGGATAGTGGCTGCGATATTGTTACCGGTATTGATGATATTAATCAATGTATTTTGAATATTTTAATAACCCGTAAAGGGACAGATGTAACCCGGCCGACTTTTGGTTCAGACCATCTGGACTATCTGGATACACCAGAAGATGTCTTTATTCCGGGTGTAACCCGTGAAGTGATTCTCGCTATTCAAACCTGGGAAAAGCGTGTGGTAGTGGAACAGGTCACTTTTACGGGTCACGCACCTGAACTGACGATAACTGTTCATTGGCGGATTGCAGAAGAGGTAGCCGGTGAAATTTATCAAACAAATATTGGGTTGGTACAAAAATGACAGATTTAACTAAGCTTTCACGAACAGATGTAAAAATAGTTGAAGACGATCTGGCAACGATTCTGGCCGATACTATAAATGATTATCAGAATCGTACGGGCAAAACATTACAGCCGGCGCATATTGAACGCTTACTGATTAATACTTATGCCTATCGCGAGGCATTAACCCGCCAGCAGATAAACGAAGCCTACAGGCAGCAGCATGTACGTTTTGCTACCGGCCTGATGCTGGATTTATGTGGTGATGATGTTAATACTCCGCGATTACAGGCTCAGCCGGCACAAACAACCCTGTGTTTTCAGGCTGCTCTAAAAGGTAAAGAGCAGATTGTGATTCCGAAAGGGACCAGAGTTACTGTAGATTCGCTGATATTTGCCACTACCGCAGCAGGCATGCTTACCGCAACCATTCCCAGCATTGAGCTCAATGCTGTCTGTCAGGCATCGGGAATCATAGGAAATGGCTGGTCAGCAGGCCAGATTAATACTTTAGCTGATCATTTGACCGATATTGCTGAGATTAAGGTCAGCAATGTTACAACCTCAGGAGGCGGCATAGATATTGAAAGTGATGATGCTTATCGGGTACGTATTCTGCTTGCTCCTGAATCATTTTCAGTTGCCGGACCTGTAGGAGCCTATGAATATTTTGCCAGACAGGTAAGTCAGGACATCATTGATGTCTATGTAAGCAATGATACTGATAAACTCGGTACGCCTCTGGGAGGTGTTGTTGCAGTCACTTTGCTTACAAAAACCGGTTTGCCCTCAGCAGAACTAGTTAATCAGGTTCAGACAGCTTTGTCTGATGAGCGGATACGTCCACTATGTGATCAGGTGATTGTACGGGCTCCGAAAACGTTTACTTATCAGGTAAATGCAATATTAACTTTATATATTGGTGCTGATGCAAGAACTGTGCTTGCAGCAGCCCGAGCTGCCTGGCAGCAATATCAGATTAGTCAGGAGCAACGACTCGGAGTAGATGTAGTTCCGTTAGTTATACAGTCATTATTAAAAGTTGATGGTGTTTATAACGTCGCCACACCGGATTTGGTGCTGACTAAGATTGCTGCTGATACATGGGCACACTGTACTGATTTGATCCTGAGCATAGCTGAGGAGGCAGTGGATGGCTAAGCTGACCTATGCAGCAGTAATTGAGCGTGATCAGCGTATGCGGGCACTGGCTGCTCTGGGATTACGTCTTGATTTGGTGTCTACACCTCAGCTTATGCCCCGGCTAGTAGAACTGGTATTGGCCGATCATCTTGAACTTCTGGCTGAAAGCCATTGTATTCTCGGAGTAAACGGATACTGGCTGGCCGAAAGCGATCAGGCCAAACGGCAATTGATTAAAGGTGCATACGAGCTTCACCGTAACAAGGGAACACCCTGGTCGTTACGAGAGATTGTCCGCCGCCTTGGCTTTGGTGAAATAACGATTATTGAAGGGCTTAATCACCAGAGGCACAACGGTAATATTCAGCGCGATGGTATGTATGTACGCGGACATAATAGTTACTGGGCGCATTACCGTATCTTACTGAATAACCCGATTACTAATCAACAGGCAGCTTTATTACGTCAAACTCTGGCTGCTTTTGCTCCGGCACGCTGTGTGCTTTCCAGTCTCGACTATACTGCTGTACCACTACAGCATAACGGACAGGCACAGCGGGATGGCTCATTTAACAAAGGAACTGCTTAATGGCAAATTTAAAAGAATCTTCGTTCTGGGAAGAAGGTATTTATCAATGGGAAACATCCGATCCGGTATTGGGCGGGGAAAATGGTATCGATAATGTACCGACACGACAGCTGGCTAACCGAACCAAATGGCTGAAAGACAATAAACTGGATAAATCAGCTACCGCTGCCAGCGCAGATTTGGCTAAAAAAGCACAGGTAGCTGACAAACTTAGCAAAGCCAGAAATGTGGGTGGGGTCGCATTTGATGGTTCAGCGGATATTAATTTACCCGGAGTAAATAAGCCCGGAAATCAGGATACATCGGGAAATGCGGCTACAGCCTCGTATGCGGCTCAGATAGCTGCAAGAAAAATTGGTGGAGTTATATTTAATGCCAAAACAGATGTAGATTTACCCGGTGTCAATATCAAGGGTAATCAGGATACATCTGGTAATGCTGCTACTGCAACTAAATTGCAGGCGGCCTGTAAAATTGGTGATGTGCAATTTGATGGTACAGCGGATATTGATTTACCCGGAGTAAATAAACCCGGTAATCAGAATACATCCGGTAACGCAGCTACTGCCTCATACGCGGCTCAGATAGCTGCCAGAAAAATTGGTGGAGTTATATTTAATGCCAAAACAGATATAGATTTACCGGGTGTCAATATTAAAGGTAATCAGGATACATCTGGTAATGCTGCTACTGCTACCAGATTGCAAACAATATGTACAATAAATGGTGTACCATTTGATGGCAATACCAATATTAATACTACGCCTGCCGGAGCTGTACAGTTTTTTGCCATGGATACTGCACCAGTCGGCTGGTTAAAAGCTAATGGTGCAGCTTTATCACGTATTACATATGCAAATCTGTTTGCTGCAATTGGCACACGCTTCGGTGCCGGGGATGGCTCAACAACGTTTAATTTACCGGATTTACGTGGTCTATTTTTGCGAGGATGGGATGATGGGCGAGGTTTAGATAAAGATAAAAACCGTGAATTAGGAAGCTTGCAACAAGATGAAACTTTCTCAGATAAAGATAAGACAAATAGATATTATCTAGTAGATTCAAAAGATCATAAAAATAAAATACTGATAGAACAAAACAATCTTCAACAGGAAGCAATATATAAAACAAATATGGTATCAACAGCCGTATTTGGTTCTGACCACATAATAGGCATAGGCATTGGTGGTAGATCTTCTGAAGTACGCCCAATGAATGTTGCATTATTAGCCTGCATTAAAATTTAAGGAATGAAAATGGAAATACAAGCAAAAACTATTCCTGTATGCCAGTTAGACGAAAATAATTATTTTGTTGGAATGACTATCGCTGACTTAGATCCTCTGGCAAATAATGGTCATTATTTAATTCCCGCATTATGTATTCAGACTGAACAGCCGGAATTCAAACATGGATTTGTTGCTCAATGGACAGGTAAAACATGGAAGTATATTGAAGATCATCGCGGAGAAACCGTTTATAGTAAGAAAACCGGAGAAGTGGTGGTAATCAATGAATTGGGCATATTGCCAGCTACTGTAACTACAATACCTTGTCCTGATATTTACCATCAATGGTCTGATAAAACAAATAACTGGATAGAAAAAGCGGATGCTGAACAGTTACGCTTGCAGGATAAACGTAACAATGCCGGTTCATTATCCCGCACACAAATGCTTTCTCAATTGGAAATCACTCTGGGGAAAAATAAAGAAGCGTTAGTGAAAGATGCAGAAAATGTGTTAAAGGGAATTGATTTAATCAAGATTCGTAATTACATTCTGGAAACTCAGCTTTTTGCTTTAAACGATGATAATTGGTGGAAATATTTAACTGACGTTTTGCATCTGGGTGAAAAGCAGATATTTGATATATGGAATGAAGCCAGTAATATTTAA